ATACGTTGCGCATAGGTGACAATGCGCCCAAAATTTGTTTCATTCGCGCGGGATGCGAGTCCAACGATCGTAGCATAAAGCTGTGATGGTTCGCGGGGGATGGATGCCTTTACGGGGTCCAATAGGATAGCGTCCAAGTTGCCTAGACTCTTCGCCATTTGACGGAAAGCTATGTATTCAATGGCCGCGCCGTTCCCTACAGCGCCGCTCATGGCTTCGCTTTCCAGTTCCGGGGATAATCCAAGGGACTCCACATCCGCGAGATGTTTCCATGTGCGGGGTACTGGGGAGTTAGTGAGGTCCGCTGTAGCTTCAAACTTGCAAAGCAGTTCTGGCCTATAGCGGAGGAAAGCTATAAGAGTGTACGGGATACCGTGATTGATAGCCCATGAGCACCAATCGTCGACGTTTGGCTCTAATTCGACAATGGAAACGAAACGGGATTTTACGGGCTCAAGGATACCGGACACACCGGCCCGGTCAATTCGTCTGTTAGTGGCCGCAAGGAAAGTAATGCAGTCCGGCAGAATGTGACCGTTGACGCGCCGCGCAAGGAATAACTGCATAGCGGCGGCTTGGACGCTGGGGTTGCTTTGCCCAAGATCATCAAAGAGCCATGCGAGCGGGCGAGTTGCGGTCAATGCCGTGTGAAAGTCGCCAAACGGAACGAAACGGGCGAAGTCATCCCCCGTTTGCATCCATGGCAACCCCTTAAAGTCAGTGGGGTCACATACAGCGGGATGACTGATAAGCAAGTCAACCCCAGCCGTTTGAGCGGCTTGAGTCATAATATCCGACTTGCCGATACCGGGCGCGCCCGTAATCAATAGCGGCATACGCGCCGCGATCATCTTTGCTAACAGTTCCGAAAGTTGTTTCGGTGTAACACTCATTCTTAATTCCTCCTATCGGGTTGATTTCACACATAGAACACTATTACCTTGCCTGAAATCACATTACACTGTCAATAGGGTATGGAATAATCTTTTATGTAAGTGTCCCATAATGGGAACATTGCGAGTATCAATATATGTATGGCTCACACGTGGAACTGTACCGGGGAGGATACAAAACACCGTCACAGACACACCGGGGGACTTCCCCCGGATGCCGGGGACCGGCCCGGTATTTTCGCTCAAGTTTCGCTCAAAGTAAAATACCCCGATTTTATCTACAATCGACACTTACATGCGAGTTGATACCATCCCCCCATAATTCGCCGTCGACGCGTTACAAGTCAATTACGTTTGATTGCGGCCCATATATACTTTAGTCAATACTGCGCCGTGCATCTCTCATAATACCTTACACTTACAAGCAAATACTACACTTTCCAATCCGTTACTATCTATGCAACACTTTTACTGATAAGAAGGCACTTATTCGCAGTGTACCCCATAGGGGTATCGCTCTATACCCTACCCCGGTATATCACAGCGCACTGTTAGACTTCCCCCGGTCGACGCGCGCAACACTCCCCCGTCACTTTCCACGTGTTACCCTTTGCGGCGAAGAATCAAACCGGCAACCCTACGCGGGAAGGAATAAACACACTCTCACCCTCACACCCTCGGATGCCGGGGGGTGTCCCCCGGCCCGCTCTACTCCCCGCATCCCCCGCGCGGTCACGCACTGCCCTATTACGCGTCCCCCGCTCTCACTCCCCCGCGATACGTCCCCAGTGTCACTCTGTCGCACTTATCCCACCGTCACGCATCGATGTAACGGGCCGTCTTTACTTCCGCCGCGAACACCCCAGCGCTATCAGTGAATCAAGGCGCAATATCAGCGGTCGACGCGCGTCTATTTGTCCCCCGTGACGGCCCGTAAAGGTCCGGAGTTGTCACGGTATAACCTGCAAATATCTAATCCTGTAGGATTAACGCGGCCCTGCCCTGTAGGGTGCTCTCATGGGCCGGGGGATGGGCACAGTTGACCGTTGCGGGGGTGTGCGGGGGTGCGGGAGTTGTCCGGCCCACGACCATCCGCCGCAGCCATCGACGCCTTTTGCCGTTGCGTTTGGGTTTCTGGCAGGGGTGGAGGCGCAGGATAATTCGTCAAAAATAAAAAATTTGGGAACAGATAAAAAACAGAGAGCGCAGGAATATTAAGCACAGAAATATTTTTCTTGACAGGTTGGAGAGGTTATGAGTACAGTTGCACACTATGAGTACAGTTGAACGGAAAGCATGGCATTGCGACGAATGCGGGTTTGAGTGGTTGCAGACGGAAGGGGTGGTGCCGGTGCAATGTCCGTCGAGAGGGTGCCGCACGCGGAAGTGGAACCTGCTTAGAACGGCGGAGGAGGAGGCACGGGTAAGGGTTATGGCTGGGAAAGAGGCAGAGAAGGCAGGAAGGGGTAAGAGAGAGCCAGCAATGCATAGTGTAGAGCGTTCTACGGGAAGTGGTTGCGTAGAGTGTGGAGCGCTGATTGGACATCAAAAATGGTGCAAGGCGAGAGAATAGGCGCGTCTAAGTAAAAAAGCGCAGAATTATATTGACAAAGGGAAGGTAGTGGGATATAAGGGAATACGGTGCTAGAGGGCGCAGAATAATATGGCAGATGAGGATAAGGATCGGCTGGTTAACATAAATCTACGGAAGACGCCGCTATGGCTGAGGCAAAAGTTGAAGATAATGGCGGCGGGATATGGAATGGGATTGGAGGAATTTTGCGTACAAACGCTTAAGATGGAGGCAAGTAAGTGGAAACCGGGTGGCGCGGGCGGGGAAGCGTTGGGTGGTGGAAATTCCATACCTGCTATGTTGAAGGCCGTGGGAGCGCCGGAGGCGGTGAAGCAAACGCTTGTGGCTCACTGCATCCACTCGACGCCTGTCGGAGAGATTTGCACAAAATGCGAGGAGCATTGGCGGCAAAGCCGGGAATACATGAGCGAGGTTTGCGCTAAATGCCACAAAATAAGGGCAGAACACACATGGCACAACGGTAAATATCAGTGCGTGGGGAATGTGAACGAGGCATTTGAGCCGGACCCGGCCAAGGTTGTGGATTTCTTCGAGGTAGCGCCGGACTTGGCCGCGCATCTGGCGGCAGGGCACCATAAACGGCATCACGGGAGGCGCGATCATGGAAACATCGGAGTTGACGCAGCGCGGGCAGGAAATGCTGAAACGATTGATGGCGTCGGATGTAGCAGCGCTGGTGGAAGTTCAGGCGGAGATTCAGCGGGTGGGGTGGAACCAGGCGATCAAAGCGGCGGCGAAAGCAGCACAAGCAAGTTGGATGGAGGGACAGTCGCCAAGGCAGACAGCGCATATAGCCAAGGTGATTCTGGAACTTCTCAGACCCCCATCAAAGAAATCGTCTTGAAGGCGCGGTCGGTCGGCATTTCTGTAGCCACTGGCAAAAATTGGCCGGTCGGCGAATCTCGAAGCGCATTTTACGTTGAAACTCCCAAAGGTCCCGGCGCACACGATGACCGCACTCTGGCAGCAGCCGTCGCCGCCCATTCCCACGTCCTCAGTTCCGCCGATCCCACCCCGCGTGTGGTCGACACGGCACCAGTCCTATGCCAGCACTGCAAGAAGCCGCTCGAAAGGCGCAGCCCGGTCAGTCTGCACTGCAAGCATTGCGGGAGGAGTTTTCCGGGATGAGTATCGAAGAGAATCGCGCACGATACGAGGGCACCGGACTACAGCGGCTTATGGAAGCGTCCGAGCACACCATCTGCCCGCGCTGCTACTGCTGCGACGAAGTGACCGAGAGCGCACCATGTCCCTACTGTGGAGGATTCGTCGATTACGACGACGAGTGGGACGATAGCGATTGCTCGGAGTGCCACGGCGAAGGCACGATCTACTTCAGGATGTGCATAGGTCGCTGCGATCAGGATGGGAACCATAAGAGCGCGAGCGACGAGTGCGTTAAGGTGAGGACTTAATGAGCGAAGCGGTTGACCACCCTGAACATTACGGCGGTGCCGATAATCCCTATGAGGCGATCAAGGTAATCGAGGCGTGGGGACTTGGGTTCTGCCTTGGCAACACCGTTAAGTACATCAGTCGCGCCGGGAAGAAAGACGACACAGACACGCTCACCGATCTCAAGAAAGCCCGTTGGTATCTGGACCGGGAAATCCAAAACAAGGAGGGAAAACAAAATGGAGTTCGTTAAACCGAAAGTTTTTCACGTTGCACAGACACGAATTATCGAGAGCGGGATGCAGGGCTACTTTGATGCCTTGGGAATCCCAGACTGGGTAACCGACGCGCCAACTGATGCAGAGCGATTAGTAGAAGTCATGGGCCGGGGATGCTATCGCTCATTCCAAGCAGGGATGAATAAGAACGTGACGAAGATTCGTGAAGGTAACGCCGTTTACATAGGCAATATCCTGAACACAAAGCATGGTTCTGTGATTGAATGTGCAACTGACAGTTACATCTTCCTAGACGCCTCTCGTGTGCTGACCCATGAACTTGTTCGCAATCGCGTCGGCAATTCCTTTTCGCAGGAGAGTCTCCGCTATGTGCGCCTAGACGCTTTGAAGGGATATTTCCCGCGAGTGTTCGAAGAGCATCCGAAGAAAGATCAACTGATGGCTTTCTTTAAGGCTACGTTTGAGTTGCTAGAGGGCGCGCAGGTTCAACTGGCGCAGATTCTCGAACTGGACGCGATTAAGGAATTCGACACTAAGAAGAGACTCACCTCTGCGATGCGACGGCTGGCTCCGATTGGTCTTGCTACGATGATCGGCTACACTGGCAACCACCGCTCGATTCGTTGGGCAATCGAACAACGCACCGACAAGGTGGCCGAAGAAGAGATTCGGTTGGTATTTGGAGAAGTAGCTGAGGAGCAGCGACGCTGCTATCCAAATCTTTATCAGGATATGACCGGAGAGATGGTGGACGGATTTATGAAGTATTCGTTCGTCAACTCTAAAATTTAGATAGGAGAGGCATGACGTACTTATTGGCCGTTGGTTTGATGGCTAGCGGAGTACTCCTGTGGCTGCTTGATTTGGCTTATACGGCAGGCAAGGATAGGGCGCAATGAGCATAGACTCGAATCACGCGCAGTACGAAGGTACGGCACGCCGTGATCTTCTGGTGCAATCCCGTTTTCGCAACCTGATTTTATGGGAAGCGATGGCTGGACGTAACAGCGCCGAGGTCTGCCGCGAGATTAAGATAAACCAAGCGGTATTTGGTAAATTGCTTAATTTAAGAATAAGCCCATTTAAGAAATACTGCACAACAGAGGAAAGAACCTACACGCGAGCCGCGCTGGCCATAGCGAAGCATTTTAAAATTTTGCCGGAAGATATGTTTCCAGAAAGTCTCTACTCGCTTGAACTTCCTGACAAAGTAGAACGCAGCTACGCTAGTGTAGAACTTCTTCCCCTTCTGGCAGCAGCACGGATGCCAACCCTGCTTAGTTCCCCGGAAGAGGAGACTGAGAAAATTGAACTAAAGTCCGTACTGGAAGAACTTCTTCATACCGTAACACCAAGAGAGGAGCGTATTATACGAATGCGTTTTGGTTTGGAGGATGGCGAAGAACATACGCTTAATGATGTCGCTAGCGTTTTTAATCTTACAACAGAGAGAATTCGCCAGATCGAAACTAGGGCGCTGCGCAAGCTGCGCCACCCAAGCCGCTCGGAGAAACTGACGCATCACTATTACGGAGCTGAAGAATTTTGCCCGTTCTGTAAAGAACGCCTTATGGATGGACAATGTAAAAACATTTTATGTCCCTCAAGGATGGCAAAACAACTAGCAGAGGAGGCTAAGAAAAAGCACGAGGCCGAGATTCAGAAACTGAAACTCGCGCACCAGCACGGGGAGGCGGCATGAAACTACAATTGACAATCTTTTACCTTATACTCCTAAGCACCCCTGTTCTCTTGGTTATCGGCTGGTGGAGCAGGATGGAGCTAGAGAAGTATCTTAGCCGCCCGACCAATGTTGAGGATCACCGCGAATATTTAGAGCGATGCATCAGGGCCTTCATCGCTCTTTGCAGGGCGATTGAGAAAGCGAAGGAGAAACGGTGAAGGTAAAAGGCATAACACATAAAGAGTCTCGTCTCCGCCGCAAACTAAAAAGGCTCGACGCTAAATTAGACCGTCTCGAATTGAAGGCGATGCGAATATGGGAGAAACTGGGGTGCAGGGGCCACCGGAAGCCGGTGCGGCGGGAACACTGAGGAGAAATAATATGGCGATGCGTGCAACTGGTTTTGCTTTCTGTGAGGAATGCGGGGTCGTCTTTTCTAGGACGGAAAACGATCCACTAGGAACCGTTCGGCACCCAACAGCAGACCAATGGCCGGGTATGAACAGCCAATTGAATGAGTTGTACAGAAAATGCCCAAACGCGGGCAAGTTATTCAAACATCCCTTAATGGAGGAAGTCAAATGAACGAATATCTGGATGCGGCGAGCAGAACGCCGCCATAAAGGAGAATAATAATGATCTCAGATGGTCAAGAAAAAGCGCTGAAACAAATTCTCTTGAATTACGCCAACGACGATAACGCTTCCACCTTCGAGGCAATTAAGGCTATTACGGCTGTTCTTGGTTGCGATGGCGGAGAAACCCTCCGCGACCGGTTTGCGATGGCGGCGCTGTTGGTCGAAAAATGGGCAGACGAAATCGAGGCGGCATTGAAACGTAAGGATTCACAAATTACAAAGGGGAAGCAATGAAGATTGAACACGGCATACCGATACCACCCGAAAAAGCAGTCCCACTGGAGGTTACGTTTCCTGAACTGCTCGTACTTGAAGTTGGGGATTCGTTTGTGATTCCAAATCGAAAATTTCCTACCTATACAGAGTTTGCATTGTGGGGTGCGAAGCACGGGCAGCACCATGAAATCCGCCAGATCGAAGGGGATTTCAGAGTTTGGAGGACGCTATGAAAGGATCAGGAACCATGAACGATGAACTTAGAATCAGGGACCGCAAGCCGATCCGTTGTTGTGAACGTGATGACGACGGCGACGGCAATTGCCCGATCCATTCAGCGCCGGGAGTATTCAGGAACCCGGCATTTAATCGTGGCAAGGCGGATGTGCTGGTGCCAGTGGAGATGATGACCGCTTTTGCAAACGCGATGCAATCGCGGTTCGGAAGTGTTCCCGGTGGATGCGCTGTTGGCGTCGCCGCCGTTCTGTGCTGGCAGCGGGATAACAGCCGTGCGCCAAATGACCGGGAGTTTGGCGAAATGATTAAGATTTGCCATGATGCTGATCCTCATAAATGGGAGGCTATGCGCGAGTGGGACCGCGCCATTATTCTGTGCAGTGAATGGATGCGTCATGCTTACGAAGCGCCACCAAAGCCGGAGCCTCACGCCTACGCCGCACCACCGTTCATTAGGGATGCTGGTCTGCTGGCCGGTGAAGGGCTGTTCTCATCGAGAGGTAAACCTGTCGCTATCTGGAACGGCGATGGCCTGATTCCATGGCCGCGAGGCAAAGCGGAGCCAGAAGTGCCAGCGGAAATCAAGGACCTGCTCTACACAAACGCCTACCCCTGCGAAATTTCAGCCGAACAAGCTGATGTTAATATGGAAGCCGCTAACCAAAGAATACTCGAAGCCTACCGTCGCGGCCTAAAAGAAGGTGAGAAATGAGTGAGATCAAGGTTCCAGAAGGGATGCTGGAAGCGGCACAACATATTAGCGTGCATCCACTTCATACTTTAAAAATTATCCAAGCCGCCCTGCGCTGGCAGCGGACTGATTGGCTAACGGCACCAAATGCAGAGAGAATGCCTGAGCCATGGTATTCAAACAGTCGAAAGAAGTGGGAGAAATTTCACTCGCAGTGGAAGCGTGTTGACGACATTGATTTTGTTGATCTCTTGATTTTCTTTGTTACGCGCTACTTGGAGCGGTACGACGCCCTGCCGGAGCCGGAAGTGCCGGAGGCGATCAAGGATTTACAATTTGCCGACATTCCCAGTCAGCGCCTCTATACGATTTCGCAGGAATTAGCCAACGAACGCATCCTCGAAGCCTACCGCCGTGGCTTTGGAAGCAACCGTCAAGCACAGAAAGAAACGTGAGCATCCAAAAGGAAATCCCTTGACAAAGCGCAGTTTTCCGCTATTGTTGGTTTGAGTGGAGACGTGGACCCATGGCACGGACAGCCGTAAAACTCACCGAGGAAGACCTTCTCGAACGCAACGATCTAGCGCAAAAAGTGAAAAACTTTATGCGCGATAACTTATTTACAGAAAAGAAGTTAGGAGATATTGTTGGCGTGTCTCGCAGAACCATCCAGATGATAAAAGCCGCCAACGTCACTCCGCATCCGGGAACGCTCCACAAGCTCGAAACATTATTTTTGCGGTACAAGCGAGAAGGTAAGTGAATTATGCGCTAGGATTTAAGCAGCCGGGAGAGTGAACGACGTGTTCGAAGATAAAAAGATTCTCGAAGTTCTGAAAGAGATTCTCGATGTGGTGCGCGCGATTCAGCGCGAACTAAAACCTAGACCTCTCACCGCTGCTGTCGCAGTTCTTTTCTCAGGAGATTTCCAAATGGCAAACAACGTTCTGGTCTTCAATGTAGGCCAAACTTCGCAGGCGTCCATCGTGCCTTTGCTGGCCGATGGCGTCACCCCTAGCGGCGGCGCGCTTTCAAACGTCGCTTACAACTTCTCCGATCCCTCGGCGACTGTGGTTTTGAATTCTGACGGCGTTACGGCCACCTGTACCGGCGTTGCAGCATCTTCTGGAGCGGTCGGCGGCACAGCCACCTGCACCGTAACAGATACGGACGGCGCAGTTTCCACGTGGTCGCAGGGATTCACGATCACCACGAACGCTCCTCCGCCTCCTCCGCCTTCGCAATTAACGCAGAGCGTGGCCGTGCAATTCAGCGCGCCTACGCCTTAATTGGCGTTCGCTACCCGTAGTGCTCTTGCAACCGGGAGTCGCAGACCGCGAAGCCGTGGAAGGTGGAGTCGCGGTCTGTTTCCTGCTTGGAGATTGACATGAAGGCACACACATTACCGTTTATTTTTCTGCTCTTGGCCGTTCACATCCCACTGGTGCGCTGCCAGCAACCATCCGCCCCGCCTCCATCGGCACAACCACCGCAGTTGAGCGAGCTTGAGCAAGCAAACCTTAAAATTCTCCAATTGGAGATCAACGACATCAACCGGGATATTAGAGACTACACGGCGCTATTTGATGCTGCGCACCCCGGCTGGTCAATCAATGTGATGAACGGGCAGATATTTCCAAAGCCCGCAACGGCTGTAGTTAAACCAAAAGCGTCTACGCCCGTCCCAGCTAAACCAGACGAGACGCCAAAGAAGTGAAGAGTAAAACGCCAAATCCGATGCCGGTCCCTCGACCCATTGTGGACAGAAAGACAGATGCCCTGCTACGATTGAAAATCAAACCTGAACAACTAGAAACAGCGCCCTCTGTAACAAAATTGTTCAAAAGTGCCTACGGCGGTAAGCGACTGGTCATGGAAGGGATGCGCTTCGCCGCCAATGACGAAGTTATAGCGGCGTTCCTTAAAAAGTACGATTCGATGCCCTCAAGTGACAGGAAAAATGTTTCATGGGAAGCCATTGCTATTGCTGCCGGAGTGAACTTGAATCACTTCGCAGGCTCTGCAATGCTTGCTACGGCATCGTACTGCGCAAACAAAAGCAGACTCATTGTGGCTACAAACCATCCTGAGATCACAAAAAAGAGAGTCGAATACGCCCTGCTTCCGGGCGGAGAAAAGGATCGCTACGCGCTCGACGTGATGGCTGGAGCGATACCCTCAGCTAAAGGACCAACATTTATTGGCAAGGCAATATTCGGCTCCAGTGATGGAGGGGCACGGAAGAAAGAGGACGAAGACGAACCCATCGACCAGACAGCCATTTTTGGAGTGGAGGGCGATCTCGATGAACTTTTCCCTTCTACGAGCGCGACACAGGATAAGCTAGTCCCGATAAGGCAAAGGCTGTTGGAAAAATAGGCATCATACCTTGTACTCCGAGAGAATCGTACTCGCTAATTTAGATGAATTCGCTTCCCGTAACGCTTGGATGCCCACGCGGCATACCTTTGGCGAGGTACAGGATTTTACTGAGTACATCAATAAGATCGTCAAGCCAGTAGAAGCGAACTCCAAAAATACCTATTACAGCCTCGTACATCCCATAACTGAAAAACGGAAGCAGGAAATCTTTCGCTGGATTGAGAACGAGCAGGTTTTGTCCGGCCTCGATTATCGATACTGGCGCGATAATTACGCCTACATCATTAACGAAGGCGGGGTGGAAGTTAAGTTCAAGAACAGGCGTTCGCAGGACGTGTTTGATTCGGTCGTGGCTGACCTAGAAGAGCAACAGGCAGGTATACAGGTCCTAACGTTGAAGGCCCGGCAGGTCGGAATCACAACTTTAGTATCGTTGATGTTCATCCATAGGATGATGTTTATCCCCAACACACTCGCAGACATGGCCTCGGTCCAGAAAACGAAATCAGATGAGATCGAAGTTAAATTCAACACAGCCTACGAGAAGTGCCCGTTCTGGTTGCGACCGGGAAGGATGCCGAAAAGAAGTTTCACAAACGGCTCACGGTTGATGATCGAATCAGGTATGCAGCCAAAAGGAATCGCACAAGGCCAGACTCCCACGTGTATCTTAATAAGCGAAATCGGCTTGATTCCAAATCCTCACAACGTGATCGAAGAGGGCCTTCTTCCCGCTACGCACTCAACCAAAAATATGTTCATGGTCTTTGAGGGGACAGGATCGGGAAATGTAGGCTGGTTCCCTGATTTCTGGCGCGACTCAAAGAAGAACTGGCCTCTAGGTCTTGCCAGAATGTGTCCCATATTTATATCGTGGCCACTGGCAACCGATCTTTATCCGCAGGCCGACTGGCTTCGTCAGCACCCCGTTCCAGTCAATTTCTATGAGAAGCGACTAGATGCGACGCGAGTTCACATCACACGATGCGAATCGTACATCCGCAATACCCCATATTTAGCAAAGGTCGTTGGATCGAACTACAGAGTTCCCATCGAGCAACAGTGGTTTTGGGAGTTCGAATTTCGTCAAGCGAAGGAGCGTCACGCTCTGCATCAGCACGCTGCGCGCCTTCCAGCAGACGACTTCGAAGCGCTCACCGGAGAACATGATAGCGTCTTCGATCAAGAGACGATCATGGAGCTTGAAGACGATATTTATGAAATCAGGACAGATGGAATAAGGGAACGCAGGAATCCGGTGGAAGTATTTGCGATCAAAGGTCACTCGATTGAGGAACATCTTTACCCGCAGGATGACGACCCGCGAATCGACAACAGCAAGCCGAGGATTCACATTACACAGGTCAACCACCGTGACGAGCGGTATGATTGGACTTTGATTCCGATGCTCCCAATCGATGAGGACATCGAAACAGAAACACTCGATCTATTGCTGGTCTACGAGCGGCCACGAAAGGGCAATATTTATAGCTGCGGGGTAGATACAGCGCACGGACTGGGAAAAGAAGATGAAGATCGATTCTGCGCGTCAATGGCGAAGGTGGCCACTGGATCGGGCTGCGATTCCCAAGTTTGTGAATATACTTCAAATCGCTTGTCCCCCGCTGCCTCTGTGCCAATTCTCGCTGCGATGGGAACATGGTACGGGCAAGTATCCAAGCACTATCGCGGCGTAAAATATTCCATCGAGCAGGTTGAAGGACCGGGTGATACCTGCCAGAACCAATTAAAGATCATGGGTTTCAACTGGCATCACATTCCCGGCAGACTCGACGGCAAGAAAATTAAAGACGAGAACAAGCACCGGGAAGGCTGGTACTCGAATAGGACTACGGTGCCGATTCTCATGGACCGTTTTGTGGAAGCTGTGAACGGAGGATGGTATGTCCCGGCGTCAAAGTGGCTGATCGAAGAATTAAAGACTCTGGAGCGGCGTGTTGTAGAGGGGGGACGCGACAAGATGGTACATCAGCAAAACAAGCATGACGATAGAGTAAGGGCAGCGGCGCAAAGTTTTTTGAATATGCACACTTACGACGATTTAGCCCAAAGATCACAGCGCAGGTATGCGGCTCCGGCTTCAAAAAAAATCGACCCAAATGAGGGAAGATGTATGCTTAACGCGATCTCGGTTGGTATGGACGACGATTGAAAATAGCTCTTGCATTGTAGTGCTCTGTGCTGTATAAACGCATTATGGATCGTAAGCCAACATCATTCCGTCTGACTACGACAGCGATAAGGCTACTCGGCCTTTTAGCAGAATCTCTCGGCCTTTCGCAGGCGGGCGTTATCGAGACGGCCATTCGTGAGTTGGCAAAACAGAACCTACCTTCAGTGATTCCAACGGAGAGGCCGGAATGAAATCTAGTAATGCGATGGCAATTAGTGAACCAACTAACGGGGCAAAAGAGACAATCGAAATCGGGTTGCCGTACATCGTCCAAGTGACGATTGAGGGATCGTCCGATTTACTACTTCACGCCTGGAACGTAGAGGCTGTCGAAGCCAAAGGCGCAGCCAAGAAAGGCTCTGAAGCTAAAAAGACGGACAATTTAGAATCTTATGTTCTCCGCAACGAAGATGGTGTAATCTGTCTCCCGAGCGAGTATCTTCGCATGAGCACCGTCAACGCCGCCAAATTTCGGCAGGACCCGCGCAGCCCACGGAAAAGCGCGATGGATTTGTACAAAGCGGCTCTGATTAGCCTCAAGCCCCTTGTTCCCATTACGACCGTTACGGGAGAAATACCAAAAATTTGGGATTACGAACATCGCTGCCGTGTACAGGTCCAGCGTAGCGGTATCACACGGACGCGGCCTGCGTTTCGTGAAGGATGGAAGTGTACAGTCCCCCTGTTAGTGAGTCTCCCTGAATATATTTCGCCGCGCGAATTGAACGATTGTATAGCGGCGGCAGGAAGATTAACAGGAGTTGGCGATTTCAGACCGACGTATGGACGTTTTCAGGTTATCGGTTTTGAAATCCAAAAAGATTGACCCGTGCAGTATGATGGGTCAATATATGGTCTGGCAAGGTCTGGTCCGATGTGGTTAGCTCCGGTTCGGCGTGGTGCGGTCGGGTATGCCTTGGTCAGGTAAGGTGAGATGCGGTATGGCGAGGTCCCAAAAGGATTCTCAGTGAATCATAAACAAATTGAAAAGGAGAAACACATTGACCAATCCCACAAATTTCACAAATCCTTTGAGCGGTTTTGAGGTTGTTGAGGATGTTCTATCCCAAATTCGTAAACGGCTTCACACTGATTGCTCCTTAAGGAAAGAAGACGGATATACAGGAGGTTACTCTGGCACTGTCAAGATCAAATTGAATCTGCACGCCGTCCGCATCGCTGAAGTCGAGATGGAGATTCCGATCACAACGGGCGTCAAAGCCCCCGGACCCGAAGCCTTTGCGCCAGAGGATGTGGTCGCGGTAGAGGTAGAGGATGAAATTGTGATTTCGCTGGAGCCAAACCTGAAAGCAGTTCGCGAGAGAACCGCCGAGAATAACGCGGAACCTCTACAAGAAACCGAACCAACTCCAGAACCTGAACAGCCCGAAACAAGCATCAGTCAGAAGCGCCGCTACGAGCGCCAACAGGCGATGGCTGGCGCTGTGACCGATCAGGGATAAGCCAATGGCTGAGGCAGCTAAAAGAGGTTCGCACGGCGGCAATGCGCGTAAGGAAAAATTGTCTCCCGAGCGGCGTTCGGAGATCGCCAAAGAGGCTTCCAAGAAGCGGTGGGATGAAGCGCGCAGGAAACAAGCTGAGGCGGCGGCGGCTCCTCAAGCTCCTCCTGTCGACTTGCCAACTCCAGAACTCACTCCAATTGCGGACGCTCCGCAGGAGAAACATTGTCCAGCATGTGCTGCCGGTCAGAGTTTGGAAGAAGGCGAAGGGACGCACATCCTTGCGACCGTGGAGCACCCCATAACGCTACATTCGGTTTTCCAAGATGCTGACGCCAACCTAGTCGCAGCAGCGCCTCCTACGGCCCAACAGAAGCCAAGCAGGCGTCAATCTAAGCCGATGCCCAAGGAACTCAGAACGGCCAGTTCTTATGCTGAAAAAAGGCTTCCCCAAGCCATCAAGGAAAAAGCCGATCTACTCGTGGAAGTGGCAAGGAGAGAGGCTGAGATTCAGGAATTGACGAGGGTGATCCAAGCTCTCGGAGGGCAAGCGCCAGTCGGGATACCTAGCGCATCAATGCCTATCAATCCAAACGGAGCCTACCAGACTCCGCAATTATCACCGCTCTACCCTGAATACCAACAACCGGCTCCGGTGTTACCAATCGTGACGCCGCCGAAACCGATGCGAATGGGGGGAGCCGGAGTAGCGCCGGGTATTCCCGACGCGTGGCTTGAGGGATAGTATAGGAAATCGTGATGAACGAAGATCAAGAAGAACGTCTCGTAACCGCTTTCGAGCAAATCGGAAAAGCCCTGTCCGGGATTCACGAGGAAGCGAAGCACGCAGGAGTACGATATTGGCCGCAACCGCGCGAGTTTCGCGAAACGATTGTCACACGAGTCGAAACGGACGAAGAAAGAGAAAAACGGCAACAAGGCGGATGGCGAAGGACTGCGGACCAAGCCATAAATCCAGAAATCGAGGACGAGGAAGCAGAAACCATCGGGCCAAGAAGCCGCCAGTGGATCAGAGAGCATCCCCCGGAAAGAAATAAAAAGCCAGCGCCGCCGAATGAAAGCGCGAAGGAGGGCGAATGAACAGACGATCATTTTTCAAATTTCTTGGTATCGGAGCCGCGACGGCTGCAGTTGCTCCGACTATACTTGCCAAATCTGACGCATCACCGCAAACGACTGGCTGGGTTACTCTACCGCCGCGTAAGACGTACCAAGCAATTTTTCCTGAGAGCGTAAGAATCTCAGATAAGGAATGGCGGTACCTAGAGTTCCTAAAGAATCGTCAACTGGAGCAACTCGGCCTGAGTGATCTTCAGAATCTTAAGAAGGTAAAGAGAAATGTCTAGGTGGATCAAAGTTGGCAAGCGCCTTCCCGACACAGACCGCCATGTATTTGCGCTGTCCGGGCATGGCACCTTCCTTGCCTACGTGCAGGAGGGAGACTGGTACATAAGCAAGAATATAAAACTTGGCGACGTGACTCGCTGGATGGAGGTTCCCGGCGAACCGAAGGATTTGGCGTACTGGTGGAATCGCCTCAAAGAATGGTGGGGAAAGCGGGTACAGAATGTAGAGGACGCAAGTGAATTCTTGACCGGATGGACCAGCAGGAACGCCCAATTAAGCAAGAAGATCATCTACTTCGAGAACCAGCGCACAGGCGAAATCAGGATGGGATTGCCAGAACAATTTCCCGCATCTAGGGGTTTTCAAAAAGTCGTCTGCGGCTCTGCGCATGAGGCTGAGGTATGGTCGGAGCGGCTTCGCCGTTACAACATGGTTAAGGAAGCAAAAGTTGACGAGGAGAGAGGACGAATCGAGGGCGAAATGGCTGCGGAGCATCGTAGCAAGATCAATCATCTGATCGCCAACAGCCGGAGCAAATATGGCAAGGAATTTTTGAGAGCGCATCTAGAAAGGATGGAGAGAGCCGAGAGTCAGAGAAAGACAACGCGAGAAGAATACCTTCACAGTGAAGCATACGAAAAGGGACACTGAACATGTGGCCGTTCAAAAAGAAGGAACCGATTCCTACGGACGACAGAATGATGTGTCTATGCGGCGCTGAAATGGTTGTTACCGACTTTGATGTTTGGAGTATTGATAACGAGGCAGAACATCTGTATGGCGTTTTTTCTTGTCCAGTAGCGGGATGCCAAGGAAACTTTAAGGAGCGGCATGAGAAGCACCTTGCCGCTATGAAGAAATTGACAGACGAAGAAAAGAAGTTGCTTGGGTTGTGGAATTGGTATGCAGAAGCAAATATACCTGTAGACGAGTCAGAGACTTTGCCGTAAGATTCACATTGAAAGTGTTTTGCACGACCGCTTGGGAGGCGGATGAACCGGGAGGAGAACGGCTATGGTTCATGTACAACGATCCGAACACCCAGATCGTACAGTGGCAAGTGCCAGATTTTTCGGCATCACCTAGTCGCAAAATCGGCTGGGTTGAATCTCAAATCCAAGAAGCGGAAGGCTACCTTCAAGGCCAGAAAAGCTACAAGAATCTCAACGCCAATATGCGCATCTTCGATGCGCTCTTCAAAGATAAAACGCGCTCTCTCCTGATCACCAACGAATTAAAATACTCCATCAATAAATTCTGTACGACTCTGGCTGAAGTCAGAGAAATTGCGAGCTACGGTTCTGACGTTCCTGCCTACAAGAAAATGGCAGAGATGTTGACCAAGATCGCAAAATGCATTTATCTGGAATCTGATTTTCCAATTCAAATTCTGAAAGTTCTGCAATACGCCGCTGTCATGGGCATAGGTTACCTGTGGCCGAAGATAAGGCCGACCGAATATGGGTACGGTCCACGGGAGATGACATTCGATGCTCTTGGCGTCCTCGATGTAATGCCCACGCAAATTCCCGCGCGAACCAACGACGTGCAGGATGCCTACGCGGTCACGATCTACGACTACATGCCAATCGCCGAAGCGCATGGCCGCTTTCCTCTATTTCAAGGGCAACTCCAGACCGTAGGAATGAACAACTACAAATCCTTGATTCAGGCAGAGAGGCAGGATTTTGCGGCGAGTTGGAGATACGGAGAACTTCAGGATCACGGGAAGTCTTTTGGAAATCTCTACAGCGAAATACGCTGGACGTTTATTCGGGACATGAGAATCAATACCACAGGCTACGAATTGCCCATGGGCGATCCGGGCACGTCGTGGTTCTATAAGGTTCCGAGTATCGGTCAAGATATTTTTGGGGGAATGAGGAATGGAGAACCAAAGATGCGTCCCGCAATGGCCGAGGATTGCAGGGTGTACCCTAACCTACGGCTCATCATTTCATCTCACGGGCTGGACGTGCCAATGTATGACGGGCCAGCTTTTGACTGGGACCCGAAAATTCCGGTAATCCAATACACAGTGGACGATGTTCCATGGGAGCCGGGAGGGAGTTCTTTAGTCGGAAATGTTGGTTCAATCCAAACCACCATCAGAAAATTCCAGCGGCAGATCGATCAAGTGGCGACCGCTGAAAAAGACCCTCCTGTCGGATATAGCGCGGAAGATAATGGCGGTCCAAAACTTGAGCACTGGAACCTTTTCGATTCAAGTGTAAGGTTAGGATTGTTTGGAGCGACCGAACCAAGGAAAACCGTGCAGTCCCTTCTTCCCGAAGGCGTGACTGTTGCGGCCATAGATTTCGAGTGGTTAAAGCATCTCCGCGAAGCCATGCTGGCCCAACTCGGACTAAACGACATTGGCAATCTCGCGAATCTGAAGCTCAACATGAATATGAATAGCGATGACGCAAGCAAACAAATCGAGGCCATCGGCCCGATAGGTAAGGGCATCGCTATGCGTATCGAGAAATCAAACAAGCGGGTAGGCGACAGAATCAAATATCTAATTCCCCAATGGTTCACTACGCGTAGGCTGATCGAGTATGTAGGACCGGACAACATCGCGAGAGAAATGTTCGATTATAACCCAGACGACATGGTGCCAAGTCATCTACCCGACGAGATGGAGAATGAGCTTTATCCTACGGCTCCTTCCCGATACGACAGACTGACCAGAGGGAAGTGGCTGGCAAAGCAGATGCGGTTGATTTCCGTTCCAAGTATGCTTCTGAAAATTACAGCGATTCAGGAGCAACTGAAATACCTGCAACTGAAAAGGACGCCAGACTGCCCGATCAGTTGGGAAACGGTTCTTGAAAAACTCGGTTTACAAAATGTCCGACAGGAAATGGAAAAGTACCAGAAGGAAAATATAGAACTAATGAAGTGGAAACTGATCGCTGCCGCGTTAGCCGCTGAGGAGATGAAAAAACTTGGTATTCATCCTCCACAAGAAGGAGGCACAGCGGGCGGCGGTAAAGGTAAGGGAGGAGGAGGCGGAGGCGGTGGTTTGCATCCGGGAGGAAGACCGCCATCTGGACAAAAAGGTCCTCGGCTTGCCCAGAAGGGGGCTGCGGGCGGCGCTCCAAGAACTGTTGTGAAGGAATCGAGCTAGGGAGACTAAATGGCTGTCAAAGTTACGGTTCAGAAAGATTATCTGCGCACGGAGGCGAGTATTTCTCCGCAAACTCCCGTGTCTGAGGTTGATGAATTACTGAAGTTAACCAAGACGAACGGTAAACTCGTGGTCTTGTATAACGAAGGTCATATTCAGGGCATCAACATTGAGCAAAATACTAAGATCACGGATGCCAAATCCGCAGAGGTTAGGGCTATTGTTAAAGTGTCTGATAAAAACCTCTAAGGCTCACACTTCGTCGAATAAAGATAGCTGATCAGAAACAGGCTCCTTCCTCTTTGTGCGGCCTTGCATGAGGGCGACGATTCTCTTTCGCTCGTTCTCGTTACTCCCATTGCTCTTCCATAAGTTCGCCGCCATCGAAATTACCCACACATTGCCGCTCACATACCCAAGTTCGGGCACGATTTTATCGACACTAGGCCAACAACGTCGGTCAGGACCAGCGTTGTAATCCAAGCGAATGTTAGGGAAGATCGGGCATGATTCTGGCAACGCACCAGTATTTTTATCGAGGAGGTCTAAAGGATTCATGTTAAACGGAATTCCGCTTTTCAGAGCACGGTCCTTGATCCTATATATTTTCTGTTTTGCCCAGTTCTTTATTTTCCATGCCCTTCTCAGTTCCGCGCGCCGCTTTGGATGTTTTTCGTCGTAAGTTTTTGTATTTTTTTTATTTAGTTCGCTAATACGTTCAGGATGTCTCGCTCTGGATTCGCGGGATCGCCGATTGGCCTCTTTCCTATCCTCTGCTTCCGCAACGCACTTTTTGCAGCGTGCTCGGCGTCCGCTTGGCGTATTTGCGTCTTTACTGAAACTATCGAGAGGCAGGTCCTGTCTGCATTTAGTGCAAACTTTATGGCGCAATTGAAGATCATTCTCTTCAAGCAGTTCTCGTAGTGTTTTTTGTGGTTCTTGCTTGTCGTCGCTCTCCTCACATGCGGTTTCATCTTCGGTTGGAAGGTCTGGCTCAAATGCAAATTTAACCACGGACCAATCTGAAGGAAGTCCTTTTTCGGGGTAGAATGATTTAAGTGGGAGTGTCATGTCGTTTCTCCGAACGATGAGGCTCTGGCCGGACGTTTCCGCGTCCGACACTCCCATTCTACAACACAAGCGATGAGATAGCGAAACACTTTTTGCGGCCATGGAAGGCGCAGGATAAAGAAAAAAGGAACCTTACAATACAACATTTATAAAAAAGTTCTTGACAAAAACGTCGATTGGCTCTAAACCTTGGAGTTGATGTAATGATTTAGAGCGCGTACCCCTCATTCTCCTTCGGTTTGAATGGAACGGTTCATGAGAACAAGTGGCGGCTCAAGCCTGAGATGCTCGGCTTGGAGCCGCCATTTCATTTTTGAACCGAAAATCCAAACCGCAAAAGGAGAAACATCATGGCAAAGCGCCACAGAGTAGCAAAAGCGTCGCATGTTAAAAAGGGTGGCAGGAAAGTCAGCCGCCGCAAGAGCCACAGCAAGAAAGCCCTCAAGATGAAGGCGTAAAAAAGTAGCCACCCCCAAGGGAGAAACAAATGGCTACGAGTACGCCATCCATGCCCGATCCGAACGCCAGCGCCCAACCTCAAGCGGGTGCTGGCGGTTCTGCTACCCCTCCTCAAGGTGGAGCGACTCCTCCATCACAAGGTCCAGCGAATCAAATCCAACAACTTTTAGGCAACTGGTCGACGGTCGCTCAGCAGATCGCTCAAGCATACCCCCAGATTGCTTCCCAAATGAACAAAATTGTGCAGGCGATAGGTGAGGCGCAGACGGCTATGGTTACGCCGCCTCAGCCGACACCTACATCGCAGCAACCTGCGGTTCCATAACAGAAAAATCCGGGAGGATAGAGAGTCATGGCAATACCTACTTTAGGAGAAGTGCTCAAGCAGAGCGGATGGAGCCAAGAGCAGATCGATGCTCTTGACGCCAAAGCTACCAGCGGTCTCAACGCTGTTCTGACCACTGCGTCGCAGGTTGAGGCGGATGCGGCAAGAGTCGCGGCCAAGGCCGAAGCAGACCGCGTGGCGGCGGAGAAAGCAGTGGCAGACGCGCAAACCGCAAAGGAAGCGGCGGAACTCTCAAAACGCAGCGTCGATGAATTCTGGAAAGACACCTACAATCCCGGCATGGCTTCATGGGATAAAGAAAAAAAAGAGCGTGATCGGAAGGAAGCGGATTTGGCGGCGGAGGTGGCTTTCTATAAGACACAGCGAGAGAGCCTAAAAACGGCAGGAATTATCCCCGCCGATGCGCCAGTATTCACTCCTCCAGCGCCCGATCCAAACGCTGGCAACGGCAACGGAACGCGCGATGCGCAAGGCCGATTTATTCCCGGCCCCACGGGGAGTCCAGTGTTTGATACGAATACCGTCATCAGCAAGGTCGGCGACGGAATGAACATGATCCAAAACATCATGTGGAAGTACCAGACGCTCTACAACGGTCAGCCAATGCCGATTTCTCCGACCGAACTCATCGCGAAGGCCGATCAACTGAAGCTGAATCCGATGGAGTATGCAGCGCGCACCTTCAGGTTTGCCGAGAAGGAAGAGGAGCAGCGCGTAGCAGCGGCCAAGGCGCATGATGATGCAATCCGTGCCGCACGAGATGCCGAAAAGGACGCGGAGTGGAAGGCAAAGCTCGACGAACGCGAAAAGGAATTTGCGGCCAAGGAAAAACTTCTCGCCGAGCGCAGCGCCAACAATCCTGATCAGCGCGTCGTCATATCCTCGAAAATTCCTGATTTGCAGCGTAAGGTGGAGTCGAAAGAAATCGCCGATCCACTTATGATGAACGAGAACCAGCGCCGCGCGAACACGGCTAAGATGATTCGCGATTCGATAGCGGCGGGGAAAGAGCAAGCAGCGTAAGACCTATGTTTCTGGTAAGATAGAGGCATGGGAGGAAACAAAACATGTGGGTAAGAGAAAATAAGCCGGGTCTTGAACCAATCAAGGTGCCAACCGCCATTGATGTTGCATGGGCTGCAGGAATTTATGAAGGCGAGGGTACTTGCTCAATCAAGGGAGGCAGCAGCGGTAAGGGATCGTACAGCACTACCGTTTCGCAGAAGGACCCTGAATTGTTGTACAGGCTGCGCGATTTATTCGGCGGATCGGTCAACCTTTATAAAGTTGGAACGAAGAGAAAATTTGAAGTTCATCACTGGCTAGTAAGTGGCGACAAAGCAAGAGGATTTCTTGCGGCAATTTACCCTTTTCTCACTTGTAGAAGGAAAGCGCAGATTGATGCAACGAACGCCAGATTTTTTCTGGAGTATGCGAGTGACCTCCTTCGTATTAACTATTCTGATCCTTGTTCACGTTTCCAGATGATTCTCGCAAAAGTTCAGGAGTTTCGGTCTTTTGTTAAGTACGAGAACAAGAGTAAGCGCGCAGAGTACACGCGAAACTGGCAGAACAAGAAATATCGCGAAGACCCTGTGTACCGCTCACGAAGATTAGCAGCGAAGAGAGAAGCAAAGCGATTGAAGCGAGAACAAAAACTGCACGTAGTCGAGATGCAAAAAACAGCATAGGTAGTTAGGAGAAAATAGCCATGCCCCAAGACCCATTGTATGGACTTATTGACGCAGCGGAACTCGAAGCGGTGCGCGTAGGTGTCTTGTTCAACTGTTTATTCGTCGGGACTCCCTTCCAAGCGAAGTTACGTCGTGCAGGCGTATGGGACCCATTCCTTGGCGGCGCTGGAATGAGAGAGAACATCCTCTACGGTCGCACGCAGTATGCTGCCGTTGACTCTGGCCAAACCGTGACGGTGACTGCGCAGCAGATCAACACCGGCATCAAGTTCCTGCCCAAGTTCTACGCGGCATGGTGGCCGATGGACGATGCGCTGTACGATGATGGCTCGGGAACGGGCGGTGTCATCAATTCTGGACCTCCAACGATCATCGACGAGTACCAAGCCTACATGGAAAATATGGTGCTTGGCTTGAATACGGCGTTGGAAATGGACTCATTCCGTCACGGCCAGCCATCGAGCGGCGCGTACATTTCCGACAACCGCATCAAGGCAATCAACGGATTGGACGAAGCGCTGAATAACGGCATCGACCCGTCCATTTACGGCAACCGCTATACCACCTACGGCGGTCAACAGCGCAACGGCTCCATTGGAATAGCGCTGAATTCGACGCCACTCTATCTTGGCAACGGCGGAACTCCGGGCCAGATCGACTTCGCGGCCATGACGCAGTTGAAGGCGCAATGCACGGTTACGGGCGGAAACCCGGACTTGGGCATTACCAACACCTTCGGCTATGCGGCGATCTCGATTGCGCTCGATGCCCAGCGCCGGGATGTAAGCAACAAAAACCACGACATAGCGTGGCGTGGATTCAACTTCGACGGCATCGACATTTACGCCGATCCTCTGGCACCATCCGCACAGGCGCAAAACTATATCCCGCTTGCTCCCGCAGACGCGGGGCAAGGCAACGCCAACTTGCAGGACGGCGTGGGTTCAAGCACGCAGACAATATCGTTTACCACCCCGCAGTTCTACAACGGAAACGTGGCGGTATCGTTCTCGCCAACCAATTCGAACCTTCCGTCAAACACAACGATTCAGCCATCGGAATATCTGGCTTTCTTGGAGACGAGTTCATTCAAGGTTCGTCCCACCAACAAGAGTGGATGGAACTACGGAATCCGCAGAGCGCCGATGCCGAACAACGTGTCCATCGATGCCATCTTCATGCGCGTGAGCACGAACCTATACAATTGCCAACCCAAACATTCCGCCTACGCGTTTGGGTTTAACAGCGGCATCTTCAACAACGGGTAAGCAACGGGTAGCAAGGAAATGATCGACAGCGTGAGCGACGAAATTCAGCCAGCGCGGAAGGAGAACTAAATTGCCTTTTCAACCAATAATCCCTATTTGGGGCGGATTGAACAACGCAAACTCTGCATCAGCAACCGGTCTGCTTGACTCCGTTACTGGCCAGCAATACAACACAGGCGGCTTGGATCGTGGCGACTACTTCGATCTCACGGAGCAACAGGCTAATTCCCTGTCCGTAACGACCACGGGATTGTGCCACGCGGGACGCTATCGCTACGTTCAAGTCGATTCTGGCGCAAATACCGCGAACGTGAAGACGGGAACGGTCGGTTACCTGCGCTCAGGAACATTTGTGCAGGCCGTGCAGACGATCACGGTGGGTTCCGGTCAGACCGCAGGCACCTACACCATCAATGCGACGGTCGGAAGCGGCGGTGGGGCTGGTGCTTCCATCCAAGTTGTCGTCGGCTCTGCAGGAACCATCACTGGAAATCCTGCGGTGCTCAATGGCGGTTCTGGCTACGTTTCCGCGCCAACTTTCAGCCTGACAGCTTTGGGCGGATCAGCAGGAACGCTTTCCGTTCAGTTGAACACCACGCCGAACACCGTCACAAGCGCAGACCAGATTGGGGCCTCGATTCCAACAGCAATTCCTGTGCGTCCGGTGGTCTTTCTGAACTCGATCACTCCGGGCAACTACGGATTCATTCAGGAGTTGGGAGTGGCGACAGTTCTTGCCAAGAACAGTGTCGGCACCGCAGCCATCGGAGCGTATGTGAACGCTGTCACAACCGACAATGGCGTAGTCACCACGACGGCGCAATCCGGCTCGCCCATCGGATCGACAATCGGCGTGGCAATCGATACTCCGGCCAACTCGATTCTGTTCAAGGTTCAACTCGGCTACGCTTGCATGGTTGTGCAGGACTAAGGAGACGCTCGATGATTCTCACAATGGTCAACGGGTACCCGGACTATATAGGCTATCGCCAAGCGTTTGCCGGATACGGAACGGGACCCACGTCTTACGATGCTACGACGGGTGATGTGGTTACGCTCTCCAATAACCGAAGGTTTATCGATGTACTCTTCGGCGGTGTACAGTCGTTGAGCGGAACTTACACCGTATTTGCGAGACCGTCCGGATCGGGCGAACGACAAACGTGGGCGCTGCACTGGTTCACAACGGCTAACATGACGGAGGTTACAACAGTAAGCGCGACAAACCTCTCAGCAGAGACGGTGCAGATCGGCGGGTTCTGCGGACAGTTCTAAACAAGAATTTTTAACGGAGTCTGTATTCCCCTCCCGGTTGCAGACAAATTGACGCCCTCTGTGGGTTCCGTCTCGCGGCGGCTTACAGGGGGCGTCGCAATAAGAAGTCCAAACGCAAAGGAGAAAAAGCTCATGGCAAAGAAAAAGTCAACGAAAGCGCATCTTGCAGTAGCTTCCATGCCGAAGGGCAGACAGTGGGCGCACAAGAAGACTGGCAAGGCAAAGCCCAAGAATC